AATAATATTTTAATGGTTTTTATTATGTGGGTCTACAGTCTGCGAAGATAGTGCACCTTTTATTTACCCTATATAGGGGAGTTTTTTTGGAAATTTAATAAGGGTGGTTAGCTTATCGGTTAGAGCTTCGTGTTGCGCAACCAATTATCACGATTGAGAGAGGTTCAACTCCTCTACCATCCACTAATAATAATTAAATAATTAATCTTATGGCAAAAGAAGGAATTTGGATGCAGTTTTTAAAAGGACTAGCTATTAATGAAGTTGTAGAGTTACCTAATAGCTCGTATGACAGTTTAATGAACGTGACTAGATACAGAGCTAGAAGAAGATATGGTATCGTGGTTGAAAGAATAGGAGACATTGACTATTTAAAAGGCACTTTTAAAATTAAAAGAATTGCATAATGGAACCTTTATCGCAATGTGAGTACCAAGTAGCTCATGAAGTAGCAAAAGGGCAAACTCCTGATGAAATAGCCGATTTACTTAAAAAGTCGGTTTGGACGATAAAAGCGCAAATACGGGACATTCATAAGAAACTAGGCATTAATAACAATGTCGAGCTTACTTTATATATGCTATGTGATAGGGCAAAAAGAAATTTCGATTTGAAAGAAATACGAAAGCATGGAATTGAAATTTTCTTCTCTGTGTGGTTCTTCATATTAGCTATAACTCCTAATTTCCAAATGGACATGAGAAGGTTAAGAATGCAACGTAAAGTGAGAATGTCGGCACGTACAATGGGCGCAAGAAGGAATAATAATGATTTGATAATAACTAGCATAAATTATGCAGCATAATAAACATTACTATGAAAAAGTTGATAATTAATATTATACTAATTAACATCTTGGCTTTACCCTGCATCCTTACTTTTAATGATGTAAATCAAGATACAGAAGAATGGAATTATACTATTAATCTGATAGGCATTGTATATTCAGTTTGGTTTTATAATTGTATTTTAAAACGAATATTTAAACCGTTAATATAGAAAGGGGATTTTATGATGCGAACCTTACCAGAAGAATTAATTTATAATTTGATAGATTTTGCAAGAGGAATGGGACGTAGGGAAGAACGGATCAGCTCCTTTAAAGAATCTCAATTTATATCTCAAAATCAGGCACATATCCGGTATGGCAAAGGAAATGTTACTAAATGGGTTAAAACTGGCATAGTGAAGAAATATAAAGATGCTGATGGAAAGTTACGTTCCAGTGTCCGATATGATGTGCTTGAACTTGAATCAGCTGCCTTTAAATGTAATTATATGAAAGATCTTTCTCCATTAGCCAAAGCAGAAATGAGAGAAATTATTGTCAACAAGTAATTAATTAACCCAATGCCGGATTTAAAGGAGTCCGTAGGGTGCGAGTCCCTATATTTGAGTTTTACATGTTCTATACTATCCTAGTGTCCGTTGGTTCGGTATCTAGGAACAAAATTTTGTCGTTTAAATACGATTTTGGAGGCGTCAGTTCGTGAGGATAGGCGCTTTATTTATTTCGATTAACCACTTTAATAATATAAGATATGGGACTTATTAAGAAACCTAACGAGCTGACCGTTAAGACTACATTGTCAGCACTGATTTATGGCCAACCAGGTATGGGTAAAACAACACTTGCATTAAGTGCTCCTAATCCTGTATTGTTTGATTATGACGGTGGTATTCACCGTGTAAATGCAGCTCATCGTGTCCCTACTGTCCAAATAACCAGTTGGGAAGAAACGAATGAAGTATTATCCTCCGAGGAAATAAAAGAATTCGATACTATTGTTATTGATACAGCGGGCAAAATGCTTTCTTTCATGGATAAATTCATTATACAAACGAATCCTAAGATGCGCAAGAATGACGGTACGTTATCTCTACAAGGGTATGGAGTTCGGAAAAATATGTTCATTAATTTTGTGAATCAGGTTTCTCTTATGGGAAAATCTGTGATATTCGTAGCTCATGAACGTGAAGAAAAGAATGGGGATGATAAACAGATTCGTCCAGAAATTGGTGGTTCATCTGCAGGAGATTTAATAAAAGAACTTGATCTGGTCGGGTATATGGAAGCTATAGGAAAAGATCGAACTATATCTTTTGATCCATGTGAAAAGTTTTATGGTAAAAATACTTGTAATCTTCCATCACGTATAAAAATACCTGTCATTATTGATTCTTCCGGGCAAATAACAGGAAAGAATGATTTTATGACAAATGTTATTCTTACATATAAGGAGTATCAAGCAAAACAAACTGAATTATCATCTGTATATGATACAGTGGTTGATGCAATCCGTGATACTGTGGAGCAGGTTACAGACCAGGTTTCCGCCAATGAAGCAAGAACGGCTATCTTAAATATGACACATGTCTTTGATAGTAAATTACGTGGTAGTATCCTACTTAATGAAAAATGTAAGAAACTAGGTTTGAAATTTAACAAAGCATCGAATCTATATGAACCTGCGGCCTAAGTATAAACTATATCCGACGCTACTTGATAAATTCACTCAATATCTAAGAGTAGACGAACAAGTTGAAAGTTTTTGGAATATTGATGCTGAAACAGGAGAATATAAGAAGAGCCCGGAACAGATAGAGGAAGAACTAAAACAAAGCCTATTAGATGCCATAAATCGTGTTCCCTTTGAAAGTGAAGCATCAGATAAGGGTACGGCTTTTAATGCCATCATAGATTGTTATATTCATAAGAAAAACCATATTCCTAATGAACGTGAGCCATATACTATAATTGGAGATAAAGAAACCAATATTATTCAGGTTGATTTTCCTGCCACAGATATATCTCCAGAAAGACATTTCCTCTTTGATAGGATCTGGTGTATTGAACAGTCGGAATATTTTGCTAACGCCTTGTCTCAAGTATTGGTTTCTGCAATACTTCCCACCTGTTATGGAGAAGTGGAATTATATGGATATATAGATGAGTTAATAAGGGATGTTGTTTATGATATTAAATCTACCTCTAATTATCAATTTGGAAAGTATGAACATGGATGGCAAAGACATGTATATCCCTATTGTTTAATTGCATCCGGTCAAATGGATAATATTAAGGCTTTTGAATATACTGCTTTCCATTTAAAAGGCGGAACTAGTCGGAATCCCCTAATAACCGGTGTTCGTTATCCTGAATATTATACATATAATCATGAGCAGACAGTTAAGTTGCTTACCGCTCATGTTGAACGGTTTATAGAATTCATAGAGGAAAATCGGGAATATATTATAGATAAAAAAATATTTGGTTTGGAATGATTTTCGATTTGAAGAATGAATATCAAATACCCAAGTTCAAAGAGTATGTAAACAAGCTGTTTAGTGAACGTGCGGTGGTGGAAGTGAAAAAGAAACTCCCTAACCGCACGCTTGCCCAAAACAGCTACTTACATCTTCTTTTAGGATATTTCGGTAGTGAGTACGGTTGTAGCCTTGACGAAGCCAAAATTGACTTCTATAAGAGAACCTGCAACCGTGATTTGTTTGAACGCAAAACGATCAACAAGAAAGGTGAAGAAGTGACTTATTTACGCAGTTCGGCAGAACTGACAACAGGGGAAATGACTTTATCTATTGAGCGTTTTCGTAATTGGAGCACGGCACAGGCAGATATTTATCTACCGGCTGCTAATGAACATCAAATGCTGGTATATGCCCAGCAAGAAATTGAACGTAACAAAGAATTTATTTAATCATTTTATTTTATGGACAAATTTTTAGGTCAAGAAATCCCCGAAAAGGATAGATGGCAGTTCTTACAGGACAATGCCGATGCAGTGGAAGAGATTGGCTATACTCACCGTTTTACACCGGATGAATTAGCGCAAAAGAAAGAATCTCTTGCTGAAACCTCAATTCAAATTAATGATATTGAGATAGAGAAAAAAGAAGCAATGGAAGCATTTAAGGCAGAGTTAAAGCCTTTGAATGAAAGGAAACAGGAACTTCTTGAAAATATAAAGAAAGGCTCTGAATATGTTGAAAATGAAGAGTGTGTGAAAATTCTCTATCATGAAGAAAAGATGGCCGGGTATTACAACAAACTTGGTGAGCTGGTTTATTCCCGTCCTATCATGCCGCAGGAAATGCAAAGAACTATTTTTAATATTAACCGTAAAACAGGAACAGAATCATGAGCGAAAACAAATTAAACGTGGTTGTACCGAAAGATTATAATGGCACGCCTATTGAAGTAGTATTGAGAGAGGGTGAAGCACCCGTAGTACTCGACCCCAAAGAACCGGAAAGAGTAGTTATCAGTGGGACTATCGACACTCCTTTCAGATGGTTGGAAAAGCGCATTGAATTAATCAACCAGAAAGCGTCGAACATCATTGTAAACCGTGATGTGATGGGGATAGCATTGACGGTTGACGAAACGAACTATTACCAATCAGACATCAGAGGTGAACTGAAAACCTCCAAAGAAATGATGGAGTTCGGCATCAATGCCGAAAAGAAATGGGAACCTATTAAGTTGTCCAAGTTCTTAAAGATGCACCGTGCTTTCTTTACCGATAAATCGCAAAATATGATGCTTGTTTCTACTTTGAAAAACTTCAAGGCAAAAGTAAACCAAGACATCGAACGTAGTAAGGAGGAAAATGGCAGTAAGGTGGATAACTACTCACAGGTGGTTGATTCCAATCTTCCAAAATCTTTCAAACTAAACATCCCTCTTTTCAAAGGTTTTGCCTGTGAAGAGATAGAAGTCGAAATTTACGCTGATGTGGACGGTCGGGATGTTTCTTTATCTCTTGTGTCTGCCGGTGCGAATGAGGCCATCGAGGAATACAAGAATAAAGTCATTGATGAACAGTTGGAGCAGATCAGACAGATTGCACCGGATATTGTAATTATAGAAGTATAAGATGGTTGGTGGTATGGCGGAATTGGTAGACGCTGACAACTCTTAGTAGACTTGGTTACGATGTTATGAAAACTGGGCATCATTGTAAAACGAACCAATCCAGTGTTACACGGAAGATGTAGAAGATTGCCAAGCATTGCAGGTTCGAATCCTGCTGCCATCACAAACTAAAATTATAAACAATGCCGTATTACATTAAACGAACCAAAGCTAAGAAAAAAGACAAGCCTTTACCTCTGTTTGATAAAGCAGGAGTAACAGTAAAGAAAAAGCCGGATTTGGTAGCCAAGCTCGACAAGGTTTTCAGCCGCTATATCCGGCTTCGTGATGCAATGCCGAACGGAATGATACGTTGCATCAGCTGTGGAAAGGTAAAACGATTCGACCAATTCGACAACGGGCATTATCACGGTAGAACCCACATGGCTACAAGATTTGACGAAGACAATTGCAATGCCGAATGTAAATTTTGCAACCGTTTCAAGGCAGACCACATGATTGGCTACCGTGAGAACCTTATCGCCAAAATCGGGCAACAACGCTTCGACAAACTGGCGTGGAAAGCCACACAAACGAAGAAATGGACTGATTTTGAATTAATCGAACTCACAAAGTATTACAAGGCTTTGGGAGATAAACTAAGCAAGGAGAAAGGATTATGAACACTCTTTTTGAAATACCTCTTAGCAAAACCAAATCAAAGAATCATGGAGGTAAAATTTGCAGTAAGTGCGGTAAGTTCAAGGCATATAAGTATTTCTCAAAGGACAATGCCCGTAAGGATAGACTTCGTTCATCATGTAAACAATGCGACAAGAAGCAACAACATAATTGTAGGCAGCGCATTTCTTACATATCAGTAAGCGAGAAGCAATGTTCCGAATGTGGAAGAATACTTCCTATTGAAAAATTTGGAGTTGACAAGACGAAAAAAGACAGACATAGAAGTTACTGCCTTGAATGTATGGGTGAGCAACAACGCCACAGGAAAAGAATAAGTTTAATAAAACAACCCACATCCAAGTTATGAGTTACAAACTTCGTGATTATCAACAGAAAGCCTCTGATGCAGCCGTTTCTTTCTTCAATAACAAGGCGAAGAAAACAAATGCCATCATGGTATTACCCACGGGGTCGGGAAAGAGCCTTATCATAGCGGATATAGCTGCAAGAATTGAGGGCCATACTTTAGTATTCCAGCCGAGTAAGGAAATACTCGAGCAAAATTTCAAAAAACTATGTTCATACGGCATTCTCGACTGTAGCATCTATTCTGCTTCTTTCAACTCAAAGGAGATAAGCCGGATAACATTTGCTACCATCGGTTCTGTGAAAGCTCATCCCGAACTCTTTACTCACTTCAAAAACATCATTGTGGATGAATGTCATTTGGTAAACCCCAAAGAAGGAATGTATAAGGATTTCTTCGATTCGGTGAAGTGTAAGGTTCTTGGGCTGACAGCTACGCCTTATCGGTTATCATCCAGTCGTAATTTCGGTTCTATGCTGAAATTCATCACCCGGACAAAACCTAATGTCTTTTCAGAGGTCATTTACCATGTACAAGTATCAACCCTATTAGATATGGGCTACTTGGCAAAGCTAAACTATTATCCAATGAATCCTTCAGGATGGAATGAACTTAACCTGAAAGTAAATACCACCGGTGCAGACTATACGGATAAATCAGTTCAACGAGAATATGAACGGATAGACTTCTACGGTTATCTCGTTCATATCGTCCAAAGACTGATGAATCCCAAAGCAGGTGGTAAGAGAAAAGGCATTTTAGTATTTACCCGGTTCCTGAAAGAAGCAGAACGGTTAACGATGTCAATACCTGGTTGCGCTATTGTATCCGGTGACACTCCAAAAGCCACTCGTGAAATGATTCTCCAACATTTCAAAACAGGGGAAATACCAGTAGTGGCGAATGTCGGAGTATTGACTACAGGTTTTGATTATCCGGAACTTGACACTGTTGTTATGGCACGTCCTACGATGTCTCTTGCTATGTGGTATCAGATAGTCGGTCGGGCTATTCGCCCCCACCCTTCCAAAGAATGTGGCTGGATTGTGGATTTATGTGGTAACATAAAACGTTTTGGCGAAGTCTCTGATTTACGGTTGTTCGATAGCGGTAATGGTAAATGGGTAGTTTGCTCTAAAGGAAGACAATTAACAAACGTGAGATTCTAACTATGGATGAAGGATTTTTGAGGCTAAGCCGCAGGTTTTTCTCGAATGAAATGTGGAAGGTAGCCCGTGAGTTTTCGGAGTGCGAAGCGTGGCTTGACTTGATTCAGTCAGCACGATTTGAGGCAACCGACAAGGCGTACAGCGAACTCATCGGAGGTCGGGAAATCTCTTATTCAAGAGGTCAATATCCAGCATCTATATCGTTTTTGATGAAGCGTTGGCAATGGTCTGAAAAGAAAGTACGCTATTTCCTTGCTAAACTGAAAAAGAGAGGCATGATAACGACTTGTAACAAACAAGGCATGACTGTGATAACTTTATGCAACTATGATGAGTATAATCCTGTCAAAGGCAATGGTGAGGACATAGATAGGGGCATAGATAACATCCAAGAAATCAGCGAGTTTAACAATGCTTTGGGCGAGATAAGGGCAGAGCTAAGGGCAACTGCTGAAAAAATGGCTAAAAAAATGGAAGAATTGGGGCAGGCTAGGGGCAATAAGAAGAAGAAAGATAAAGAAATAGATAATAATAATCCCCCCATACCCCCCGAGGGGGAGGGGATAAATATAAAATCTCGTTCTGTTTTTGAATCTTATGTGAAATCGACTTTTGACACAGATTACTATTGGACCGAGAAAGACGCTGGATCAATGAGTAAACTTCTTAAGAAGATTAGTTTTTCCCGGAATCAGAAAGGTATGCCTGTTGATGATGATTCTCTATTGTACGCTCTTCAAAGTTTGTTATCATCAATACACGATGATTGGATATTGAAGAATTTTAGCGTAGCTATAATTAACTCAAAATATAACGAAATTGTAAATCAAGCAAGAAATGGAAACAAGGATAAGGCCGGTAA